GATGAAGCGGTTAAGCCCTTGCGTGGGGAGTGCTTCGAAGAACTCGTGTAGGATATCCCACTCAAGATCAATATTTGACCCAATACTGAGAGTTTCTACTGGCTCATCACCAATCGCAAAACCTATCGTGCAGATATGGCCGTGCGCGGGATTAAAGCTGGTCTTGGCAACAATCTCGTCAGCAGCCGCATCGCCGTTGTCTGCGATCCATTGTGCAATGCTGTCGGGCTTCTTGTATTGTGCCGGTGCGGTGATGGTGTTGCGGACCTCTGCGCGGTATTCAGCCGATTGGCTTGGCAAAGATTCTATGTCGAGAAAAATTACGTTCATGCCCAAATCTCCCGGGTCTGTTTAACGAATGCCTGAAGGTGGCCCACATCCTCGCCTCGAAGGGCACGGCGGCCATTTTCCATGTCGAGCAGGGAAAGGGCAGCAGACAGGGCTTCTTCAAGCTTGTGGCTATATTCACGCTCGCTCTGGTAAGCGGCGTATGCGTTGAAGGCTGGCCGATCGTATCCAGGGCCTATGTCTATGGTCATGTGGGTTCCTTTTGGTTTACTTGTTCGATGCGCCGGCCAATCCAGTTCATCACCGGAACAGCCATCGAGTTTCCTAGCGCTTTGTACCGCGGCCCGTCTGGGCATTGGTCTGCATCTTTCCCGCGCCACGGTATTTGCGTGTAGCCGTCAGGAAAGCCTTGCAGGCGTTCGCATTCCATGGGGGTAAGGCGGCGGACTGCGGAACTGGCGACATAGGAGCGGGACGAACCGCCAGACGCAGCGCGGATATTCGCGGTGTCGTGGGGGCCTTCGAACTGCGCACCACCGTCACGCCCCCGCATATCGAACGCGACTGCATCAGGCTGACCACCACCGCACCTACTCGGCACCTGAAGTGTTGGGCAAAGTTCCTCTGCCCATTTCGGTTCTTGCTGCGTGGCTAGTCCGAACGCTACCGCCTGCACCGTCGCCCGGGCTTCAAGCGTGTAGGCCATGCCATCGGTGCGGAAGCCTTTGCCGTCCGGACCGGCAGCTTCGTTTTCCGAAGTGGCGCGCTCTTGGATGGCCACCGGTACAAGCGGCGTCCCTCTCCCCGTGCCGTCTTCGCTTGCGTCGAAACCTTCAGCCCGAAGCGAATGAGCAAGAATCGGCGCTTCATGATTGCAGGAAAGTGTGGGCGCCTTGCCTGTGGTTATTTCCGCACCGCCTTGGCCGTGCGCCATTACTGTCAATCCGCCATCGCAGTCGAAGTCGGTTCCGAGGCCACCGCCTGCAGAGCCGCGGCTAGGGACGGTGGGAGCGACTTGCCCCTTTTCTCTGCGCGGCGCAGGATGCCCCGACAGGCTGTGGCGCTCAAAAAGAACCGCTGCGGCACGTCGCCAGTCTCCAAGACATCCGACAACGAACACGCGGCGGCGCCGCTGTGGAATTCCAAAGTACTGAGCGTCAAGCACTCGGTAGGCGATGCCATACCCGAGTTCGACCATGCCCCCGAGAATGGAACCAAAGTCCCTTCCTCCGTTGCTTGACAGGACGCCGGGGACGTTCTCCCAAACCAACCACTGGGGCCGTGTTCGTTGAGCAAGTCTAAGATATTCGAGGGCCAGGTTCCCACGGTCGTCTGCCAAGCCGCCTCTGAGTCCTGCGATGCTGAATGATTGACATGGAGTTCCTCCGACAAGAAGGTCAATTGGCCCATATTCATATGCTCCGATTGTGGTAAAGTCGCCATGACACGGTGTGTCGGCGTAGTGGTGCGCCAGAACAGCGCGGGGGAATTTCTCGATCTCCGAGAAGAATGCAGGCGTCCAGCCGATCGGATGCCACGCTACTGTAGCAGCCTCGATACCCGAACACACCGAACCGTATCTCACCCCACCATCTCCCCAACAACGCCCGCAATCGCTTGCGTGAGGAACCAGAGAAACCCGCCGAACGTGCATCCCGCGATAAACGCGAACAGCGCTATCGAGAAAGGGTGGGGGCTGTAGTCTTTGTGTGTCATTGGGTTATCCTTTGGTTCTGCATGTGGAAGATAACTTCGCGGTCGAACTCGTCGGCTTTCTCAGGTGTTACTTTGCGGTAGTTTTTCTCAGTGTCTGCGTTCAGAAAACAGTTCGGGAATACGATATTGACCAGACCTAGCCCCAACCCTTCATTCTTCGTAGGCACAATGCGTTCGACTTCATAAATTCTGCCGACCTCGCAAGGATGCGGATCCTGACGCCAACGTCCAAGGCGAGTCCGGACACACAAAGCCAGATCGCCTTCCTTCCAATCACTCATTGTCCTGCCTCCATACGCTCTAATGCAATCTCCATCCTTCGGAGCGTGCCAGCCGTCATGCTGTCTGGGTTGTTATTCCATCGCGACACTGTTGAGTGCGCGACACCTGCTTCATTGCACACCTGGCCCATAGTTTTGCGAAGCGCAAAGACCCGTGAGTGAAGCTTATCGAGTTCGGCTTTCTTGTCCATGCCGAATACTATATATGCTAATTTCACGCACGTCCAGCACTTATTTTGCAAAACTAATGCTTGACAGGCTAGATTGCCTCATCCATAACCCCATCACCAACACAGACCAATCCGACGATTGGCAAAGGAGTTAAGAGCATGGCTACTTCCATAATGATCCACGAAGTTAGCGGAGTCCGCAGCACTTCTGTCGCCCACAATAATAGCAACGCCGTATCAATCATGATCGACACCGCGCAGGGTTGCTTTGACATAACCCTTTTCGGCCTTGCCACAGAAGACGCTGACCATCTTTCAGCCGTTCTTTCGCCTTCGTCCGTTCGAAAGAGTGAAGATGAAATTCGCGCCGATGAACGCAAGCGCATTGCCGAACGCATCAGGATCGCAGCATGACCCCCTCCAAGATCGAACGCGCCGAGGGTGGGCATACGCCGGGGCCTTGGGGATTCGGATATGCCTCTAATTACGAGGGCTACTACGTCGCGCCTTTAGGTAAATTGCCAACCCTTGCTGCTGTGCAAGCCAAAGGCATAAACGCCTTCAATTACCCAAATGAGACTGAAGCCAATGCCCGCTTAATCGCAGCGTCACCGGAGTTGCTCGCCCACCTTGAGTTTGCCGTTAAGCTGCTGCGCCCGTTTGGCCACAGCGCACAGGTCCAAGCGATGGAGGCAGTAATCGCCAAAGCTAAAACCGGAGGTGGATCGCGCCCGCAGCCGGAACCGCAGGGATATGACGACCGGCCCGAATGGGAAATGCGCACAGGCTTTCGCGAGGAGGACTTCGCATGAACGCCCCCTCCAATCTCACCCGCGCCCTAACCTCCTACAACCAGCATACGCGCAACACATCGCAGATCTCCGCTGATCGCCTTATTGCCCGCGCCAACGCAGCCATCACGGTTCTGCGCCATGGTGCCGATACAGGCCATTGTGACGCGGCCAAGGCTCGCAAGCTGGCCGATACGATCCAGCGCCAGCTTTGCGCACCGCACGACACGCACCTGATCTTCGGCAGCTATCCGCAGGGCAGCGATGTGTGGGCGACGTTGGCTACCTGGAAAGAGTGGATCGACATGTTCGCCCGCCAGACTTCGGACGGGCGCACGGACCCGCAAAAGCAACACTGGATGAAGGAGAGGGTGCTGTGATCGATATAGCGACTATGCGCCACATGCTTGACCGCGACCGGTATGTGGTGGCGATTGCACTCGGCCATATCAAAAGCGCCCTGAATGGCCACCGTTGGTTACTTGAAGGGCGCGGCCCCTACGATTGGGATGATGATCGTTATCGCGACGAATTCGCCGATTGGGTCCAGAACGTAGAAGCGGCGACGGGCCTACTGGCGAAGCTAGCGTGGGACAAGGACTACTGCGAAACCGACCCGGATAAAGTTGCGGCAGCAAGCGAAGCTGCGCGCGTATACGCGATAGACCCACCTGTCGGCCACCGCACCATGCTTCCGTCAGATTTGGGATTGCCGTGCCCATCGTGTTCCGCCACAACGCAAGCATTGGATGGGAGAGGGATGATGGGTGGCGATTACAACCTGATGATGATCCGCGCAGACATTGCGACGGGCAAGGCCACAATTCGCTCGCTTGGCGCACTGTATATGGTCGCCATCGCCAACCGGCATGCACGCGGCTTCCTGCAAGACTTTAAGGACATAAACGACGCCATATCCGATTACCGATGCCCTGAGGGCACGAGAGCGGAAAAAGCCATGTCGCTGGAGCCCGTCAAGAAGGTCGCATGGGATCTTTACGATGGTGTTTGCGCGTTAGCCAACCCGCCTGAGCGTGGGGAGGGGGATAAGTCGTGAGCGCAGTTATTTCAGAGTGCGGCACGTTCCGCCTTCGCCTTGATCGCGATGTTCGCCCCCTTTGTGGGGGGGCGGTAGCTGCGTTGGTTGGCGTGAACCCATCCACTGCCGATGCAGTCGAGAATGACCAGACAATTCGCAAGGACTTAGGCTTTGGCGAGGTGCTGGGATGGTCACGCATCATCAAGGCTAACAAGTTCGCCTACCGAGCAAAAGACGTTCGTGAACTGCGCACTGCGGCGGATCCTGTAGGGCCGGAAAACGACGAGTATTTGCGCCAGATATTTGCCGAGGCGGATATTCTCATACCGTGCTGGGGGCCTCTCTCGAAGTTGCCGAAGAGCCTTCGCAATCGGTGGCGGGAAGTCGCCGCCATGATGTTCGAAACAGGCAAGCCTGTAATGTGCTTCGGCACGGCCAAGGATGGCCAGCCCCGTCATACTCTCATGCTTCCCTACGCAACACCGTTGGTAACGTGGGACGCCCCCGATCGCACGGACCCGCCTGAGCGCGGGGAGGGGGAGAAGTCGTGAGCAAGCATGACCTAGATGATCTGGACTACGACGGTCCCGCTTGCGCGAACTGCGGCGGCGAAGGGTTCACCTATGGCTGTTCGTGGGAATGGCAGTGCGACACCTATGACGAGGGGGAGGGGACGTGTCTCTGCACCCGCCGTTGTGAGTGGTGCAATCCTCTAACCGCTGAAGAGATCGCTGAACGCAAGGCCCTACGGGACATTATGGCGACCGCGCTCGCGAAGGACAAAATCGCCGGAATGCGAGCGGCAGAAGATGCGCTTCGCCCCCGCCAACCCAAAGGAAGCAACCATGGATAAAACCGTAGAACAGGAGAAACCCATAATGGATAGGACCAAGGACGTGCCGGAGGTTGTGGAGGCAAAGGCGGAGCCATGGGAGGCAGATGAATATCTGAAATCTCCGACTTACAAGCATCCTATACCGTTCTTCACTTCAGCCCTCAACGGACAAGAAATCGTCCCCGCCTTGGAATGTCGAATGTACGGCCTCTCAGCCAGCGAAACATTCGTAGCTGTTCATTGGTCGGTACTGAGGGAGGCTCGGGATGAAGTTGATACCCTCACGGCAGAGATAGCAGACCTACGTGCTCAACTGGATGAGGCGATGGAGGCGGGCAAGCGCCTGATTAAAGATTTCCGCTGGCGAGCCGATCAATGCCGGAGCAATCCCGACGCGTATTGCCCTAAAGCGGCCAGCGTATGGGATTTGGCGGCAGAAGCCTTGGAGGCTGAATATGCTAGTTGAAACCATACCTATGATGGCAATCGCGCTTGTCGCAGGTCACGCCTTAGCGGACTACCCGCTGCAAGGTGATTTTCTTTCGAAAGCGAAGAACCGCACTACGCCAATACCCGGTGTTCCGTGGTGGCAAGCCCTTGGCGCACACGTTGCGATCCATGGCGCTTTTGTCGCCTTCATTACTGGCATCTGGTGGCTGTTCTTTGCTGAAGCGGCGATCCACTGGTTCACTGACGACGCAAAGTGTCGCGGCAAGATTACCTTCAATCAGGATCAGGCCATTCATCTTGCCTGCAAAGGGGCTTGGCTTGTCCTCGCTATCACGGTGCCCGCATGAGCCGCACAGCACAACTCAGCCGCCAGCAAGACCATGCCGCGCGTGATGTTCTCACCCGCGAATGGGAGGCGAACTACAGCCTGGATCGGCACATAGCCCACGCACGCGACAGGATGGGCGAGGCGAGGTGGGCGGATCTCAACGCCGAATGGGACGACGCACAATCAATGGCAGGGAGTGTTTGAGATGGATATCGACATCATGGAGTATGTCAATGAGGCCGAGATCAAGGACGCCATCCTTTCTGGGCTAAGTGGATATGCCAGAGAGAACGCTGAGCGGATCATTACGAACGCAGGCTATTCTCTCGCCACCGACATCGCCAACGCCAAACTGGACGACGACGCAGGCCAGAAAATCTACGACAAGGCAGTGAGCCTTCTGGACGACCTATCCACGTTCACCATGTTCGATCTCGGCGGATACGGAAGGCCCCCAAGTGAAGCCCGTCAGATACTGAACAGCGCCGTCCGCAAGGAGGCAGATGCGCTTTCGGCGGCTATTCGCTCTGCCATCCACAACCTGACTAAGCGCGAAATCGTGGACATCGTAAAGTCTGGCGCGGTCAAGGTGGTGATCGAATGACCCGCTCGCACACATACGAACGCAGCCACAGGTGCGCACCTCGCCAGAACTTTGGCGGCGGCTACCACTACAACGCGCGCATCCTGCCCATGGAGAGGCCCGGACTGTTTGCGCGGATATTCAAAGGATCGAGAGTATGACCAAGGCCAACTCCGAGGCCGTGGAGGCGCTTAATCCAGAGTACCACTACATCGACGCATTCCGGATAATTCGGGAGCAGTCGAAGGAAGACGCTAGCCACGCCGCCTTAGCCAAGGCTGTGAGTAAATTCGTTGCCGACGAGGTGGCAATCGCCCTCTCCCCCACCGCATTGCCGAGCAGCTTGGCCTTGGCACATCACGGCACGTTATAGACATGCTCCTGGTATCTCTGAAGCATGGTAGGGAGAGGGTATGATGACACCGAAAGAGATAATCACGAAGGCAATCGAAGAAGGCGCGCGCAAGAGTTTTCCTTGGCCAAATTCAGAATATACCGATCATACGGATTGGGCCAATAACGGGCCTGATGATTTCCGTCCAAGCACACTAGAGGAATACTTGAGCCGCACACATATTGAAGATCAGGCAGACAATGTGTTCAAGGCGGCTTCCGAAGCTGCTGCGTCGGCGGTGCTTAGGGCGCTGGTGGAGCAAGGTTACGATATTGCCCCTAACCCCCATCACTCGCACAAGCCATAAGGGCTGCACGCATGGTGATCACCGCAGCCCGCAATTCCAGAGCAGATGCAGCCACGATAAGCAGGTCGGACGCGGCATTGCCGGTTAGCTGGTCGCCTACTTGGGCTGGTTCGGGAGGAATATCCGCTGATTTTAAACAAGGCTGAGGAACCGGGACCTCCACAGTACGCACGGAAATCCCCGGCTGCGGATGGTTGCAGGCGGAAAGCAATAACAGGCTTGCGATGGCAATGCGTTTCATCTAGTTTCTCCTTGCTGCGGCCTTGTGGCTGAGTGGTCTAAGGCAGGTTTGATTCCGCAGGGGTTAGAAGCCCCCGCCGTGGGTTCGAATCCCACCAAGAACCGCAGCACCCCTAAAGCCCTTTCGAGCGCAGCACCCCAGCTGGCGTCACACACTGATCGACCACGCCTTCCTTGCGCAGTGCATCGGCTTCGTCCTGCAAGTCTTCCGCTTCCGCTTCCGCGTCCTTCATGGCGTCTTCCAAAAGGCTCTGGCGTAGCTTGCCTTCATCGACAAGCTGCTGCATCCGGCGCGTCAGGGCATCCAGAGACGCTGCTGTTACGCTGTGCTGTGCTTCCGAGACTGCGAGAGTGTTGCGGAGGCGGTCATTCTCGCGATCCTTGGCCGCATTCGACCACAGGGCAATGCCGAGAGCGGCAAGCAGCGCGAAAACGACGCCTGCGAAGATACGGTTCACGATGGGACCGAAGAAAGCCTTAATCATCCCGTCACTCCTATATAAATCGCATACCCAAGACAGCCCAAGGCCAGCCCTATCACTGGGGCGGCGTACCATAGCCTAGTTCGTATCCGGCGCGAAATGGTTTTAGCGATCACCTGAAATCTCGCGCGCCTCATTCTCGGCGGCATCCGCCACCTGTTGCGCCGCTTCTTCACGTGACATGTTGGCTGATACGCCTTCTTTGCCCGCCTTGAATGACAAGCGACCGCCTGCAAGCACGATTACCACCAGCACAAGCAGCGCGACAGCCTGGACGCCCATCGCGATTGTCAGGGCATCGCCAAGCTTGTCGGCGTTCTGAAGCGCCAGTTCCTTGCATGCCATGACCGCGAAGTCAGGCCGACCGTCCACGTACTTCGATGCGCCAAGCATATCCGCACACCAATTCCGCGCCGACAGGATCTTGATAATCCATAGCGCCGCGCCGATTGTGAAAAGGCTGCTCACAAATACGGCGACCAGTGCCCATGTGCGGATCGAGTTGCGGATCGTCATGACAGATACAGCTTGCGCTCGGCTTCACGACGGCGGGTCAGGCCGCGCATAACCTTGCCATTTGCGCGGTTCCATCTGGGAAATTCTTTGGCCGCACCTGCATAGTCACCCGCGTTGTGCTTCTTCAGCAGCGTGGACTTTTCCAGATTGCCTTCACCCAGATTGTAGGCAAACGAGACAAGCGCCGCGAACTGGTTGTCAGTGGCCTTGGGTGCCAAGCGTTCTACAGCAGCTTCAAAGCGATCGGTGTCGTTGTCGAACAGATCATCGGCTTCTTCTTCCGTGACGCGATCTCCACGGCTCACGCCGCCCGTATGCCCCCATCCGATAGTCCACGGCTCACCGCCTGTCCCGGGGTCTGGATAGGCTTCCAACTCCAATCCCTCAAAGGACTTGATCAGACGCTCGCCTGCTGCGTTTATCTGGCGGCCCTTGGGTTTGGGTGGCCGAACCACGATAATGCCTTCAGCGGCGTCTATAGCAGTGTCCATGCTATCGACTTCGGCTTGCGTCAGACCACGTCCAAGAATGGCGCGTAATTCATCAAATATCGGCTTTCTGTCCACGTCACCTTACTCCCGTGTTTATGTTGCGAGCCCTGTCCTCAAGCAGCAGATCCACCTTTGCCTCCAAGCGCGCAAAGTCTGCCGTCAGATTGCTTTGTTCAAGCTTTTCCAGCCGCGATGTGTTGCGCTCCACCCGATCGGTCGTAATGGCCGATTGCCAGATCAACGTCCCCACCGAAATCAGCAGGGCCATGATGCTTGTTAGATTGGTAAGGTTGAAAGGGCTTTTCTTGGCTGACTGCTTCGCTTCCCATTGCTCAAGAAGCTGCTCGGCCATCCCGCGAAATACTATTTCCCTTTGTAGATCATTCCCGTCAGGCATGCGTTTTCTCCAGCCGTGACGGTTCGATCATCGGCCCATTGCGACCCAACGCCTTTAATGCCCGGTAACGTATTGTCATCAAAGGAAGCGTCAGCATAAGTTGTACTATCACGACAGACGTTATCACGCAAAAAGCAACGTACTGTTCTTCAGCCGGCAACCAGTAAAACCGCCATGCTATCGGGAACAGCAGGATGATTGCCGCCTCCCTCAGTAGCGGGCGCCCTCTGCGCACCATGCCTGCGTAGATGAAAACGATCACTAGAATGTCTAAGATGAAAAGGAGGTCGTACGTCACCGGCAGGCCAATCGTGTAGACAAGGCGCGCCACAACGTTACTCGCAACCAAAGCCCCTGCTGACGGTCCACCTTGGAAAGCGGTCCATGCAGCAAGGGCTAAGGCAACGTAAGACGCGTATGTCAGCGCCTCGATCATGTCAGTCCTTCTTGGACTTCTTGGTCTTTTTGGTTTTCGGGTTCTTCACGCTGCGACCCTCGGGGATATCTGGCGGGCTCGGGGGAGCGGGTGGCGGTGGAGGCGGTGGCAGGGCCATAATGTGTTTCCTTTACCAAAGTCTTGCCGCAGCCCAGAAACGTCGGTGACGCTCCAGGCTACTCACGATCCATAGCAGACCGATAGCGGCGAGAACAGTTTTCACTTGCGTGCCTTACGCGGTTTGGGCTTGTCCTTTTCCCAATACCGTTCTTCAGGAGGCGGACCACCGCACTCCATGTAATTATGCGTCGTAGGTTTGGGCTTCTGCATTACCATCCCCATGGGCCTAGTTCTGTCGTTTCATAGGTCATCTGGAAACGAATGTCAGCACCGCTGGAAAAGCCGGTTTTCGTGATGCCATCGAACTTGATAGCATATCCGCCAGCTTCCCCGCGTCCTTTTGTGAGAGCCGGCGTGCCGAAAGAGAAAGCAACATCGGCACAGGAGTCGAGACCAAAAACGTTGCGGATTACAAAGGGCAGGCCATCGATGGTGAACGCGCCCGATGCAGCGCCGTTGAGCGTCTGGATCGTGACGTAGCCCCACACAGTCACCGTGTTGCCGATGCGCACCCAGCGGCCTGTTTTCGTGCCGCTCCCGCTATCCCCTGCCGTGCCGCCGAACTTGGGAACGGGCGACCATGGCCCTTGATACTGACGCAACCCGCCATAAGCGATGCTCGGATCGGTAAACACGTCCGAGCCGGTCAGCTTGACCCCATTAAGGACGGGCAAGCCTTCGTAGCCGATCGAGTTGACCAGATCGCCGATAACCGCAGAATATCCGTTCTGGTTGTTGTGGTGGGCTACATCGACCTGAATGCGCGCATTCTTCGAATAGAGCAGCGGCACACTGGCCGAAACTGTCGTATCGAACTGGTAGAACTCGTTCTGCTGGTCCGGGCCTTCGGTGAATATGGTCGTGAAGGTTGCGCCTTCGGTGTAAATCCCGGTGAGGTTGGCAACGCCGTTCTTCGACATGAACATCACATCGCCAAGCTCGGCGCCGACATTCGTGCCCGTAATGTTGCAGTAGAAGTTGAAGATATGCGCGGTGCGCTTCAGGGCCGCTGCCGTCCACCAAGCATCGATCGTCGGTTCGGTGCCGTCATACCCACTAACCGCAGGATCGTAGACAGGAGCCTCGACAGGCTTCCAGAACGAAGCGCCGGAAATATCAATATCCGTGCCCGACAGATAGCCGATGAGACCGCGCCAATTGTGAAGGATGCGGCAGTAGATTTTAGCGTACCATGTCGCAGAACATCGCACGCCTACTGTAAATCCGCGAATAAGCACGTCGCTTGCGATCTTGCAGCTTTCCGCGCCCGCGAGGTTCACGCCCTTGCACGTCCAGTTGCCGTAAATCGTCAGGGCGGAAATCTGGACGTTCGAAACCTGCGTCTTGAGTCCGCTTGAGCTGTCTCCACCCTCTACCGTAGTGTCGTCGAGGCGAACGCCTGTATTATCGTAAGGGCATGTGTCGAGAGCGTATGTGGTAAAATCGTTGATATCGCAGAACAGTGCGCTACCCATGCGCTCGGTGCCAGATGCTACCCCTGCAATACCCGTGCGGACTGTCCAGTCGTTTGCACATCCCTGCCCGCGAAGGGAAAGGTTTGGAGCAAGCTTGATCTTGTCGGTGATGCGCCCGATGCCTTTGGGCAGGATTACCTCACCCGAAAAGCTTCCCTGCAATTCGGTTGCGCGGGTTCCGCCCTGCCAGATAAAAGGACACACAAAATCAATGGCGGCCTGAAGTGCAGCAGTGTTATCCGTTCCGTTGCCTGCCGCGCCCGTGCTGTCGGCCACAAACCCGAACCATGTTGCATAGACGGTCCCAAGCGCCCACGGACCCCTGCGAACATAACCGCCCGATGCGCCCGTGGTGTCGCTGGCAAAGGGGATGATTACGCTGTTCGTAGGATCTCGATCGACCCATGCAGAAAGGTCGCTGGATGAACGGTCGAAGTTATCGCCGCCAAGCGTGACCGTGCGAGGGCCGGATGCGCCGAGGTTGGCAACGTCGCTTTTTGCCGCTGTTGCGGTGACTTTTACCGAAAGGGCGGCAGTGGTCGCGGCTGCGTCAGCCTTGGTGGCTAATCCAGCTGCCAGCGAATCCGCAGAGATACCAATCGCATCGATAGCCTGCTTAACCCGCAAAGGGGTGACGCGCTTGGCATTGTCTGTTCCAGCCTCAGCCTCAGCTTGTGAAGCGAGAGGGGTTGCTGCATCGACGATCTGCGAAGGCGTAGCCTTTTGGACTGCACTACCCCGGTCTACTACAAACGCGTCGGTGTTGCTTACCGTAGAGGCGGCAGGAAGGTCGTCTGGTCGAATGGTCGCCATGCTATGCTATCCTGATAATTTTATTGCAAATGATAGTAGGCTGCACGTTGTTGTGCGCTTCGCCGCCGCCCTTGCTGGCGATGGTAATGCCGGTTGTGGCGCTGACCGTGCTGGCAGAAGTGACAGTGGTCGAAGAAGTGATACCCCCTTCCGCGCCGACATTGCCCTGTACCGTGGCGCGCTGATAGGAATGCGTGTGGCCGGGATCTGTAACCGAGTGATTGTGCGCTGGCATCTGCGCTTCAGTCAGAGTGTGCGTCTGGGCACCACCTGCCGCCCCCAAGGTAGACGATGACAGTGTGTTGAGGCGCGTCGTGGCAGGTGTAGCCATGCTTTCACGTCCAGCACCGATCCTGCCGCGGTAATCGGGAAGATTGAATGTCGTGGAACCGTCCCCTGCGCCTGCATTTGTTCCGATAACGGCAAACAGGGCAGCATACGTCGAACGGCTGACCTCTTGCCCCGCGGCGAACAGATAGTTTTCAGGGGGAGTTGAGCCCCAAAAGTCCACCACCACGCCGATAGGAATATTCGAACCACCTACGATCTGGCTTACCGTCGCCACGTCCGTGGGATTGGTCCCCGGTGCAACGTCGGTGATCTTGTTGCCATTCATCGGTAGATCGGCACGCATCCCGCCCTTACCGTCGCGGTCGAGGGAATTGCCCATGGCTTGCGCCAGGTCTTGCAGGGGTGGATTGTGCTGGCTGGGAAGAACGTCATCCCCAGTATTGACTATACTACCCGGGGGAAGATCATAGTCGCCGTTTGAATCTCTTGGCACAGGCCAAACTCCGCTTGCGTTGGAACACAAGCGCGTGAGGTAAATTCAACCGCGCAATTTCTCATGTGCTTGTTACATCAAAGGCGGTGTGCTAGCAATAGGGGCATGGAACCGGCTCCGAAACACACCATTGCGCAGATTGAGCAGGAACTGCAGCGCGCACGGTTCAGCGAACTGGATTCCGAGAAATATCTAAGGTCACGCCATGAGCGCAAAGCCCTTGAGCAAGCCTCCAAGACATACCGCCAGAAGGATCGCCAGCTAGCGTTTCTCGCAGGCTATCGGGCGGCATCCGATCGAATGGAATTCATGCTTGTGCCTTGGGCGGTGGCGGCGCTTGGAATTGTCGCCGTTCTTAACGCCTTCGCTTAGTAAGCAATCCTGTCCGTAGTTGCAGTGCTAAGGCCCATTCCAGCCCGGCGGCCCCACTTATCGCCCTGATTGGTCAGCGCTTCCACGATAGCGCGATACTCAGCATCCTGTGCCATCATGGACGACAGGGAATCAACCGCCCCTTGCGGGTTCTGATCGAGCAAGAGCGGGCCAAGGTCATCGGCAAGCGAACGATTGGCAGCAGCAGCCGCGGCTTCGCGCTTGTCCTTGAATACACGGTCAGCAATGCCCTTGCCGACAGTCAGCCAAGGACCACCTAGAGCGCCTGTCTCGACAATACCCATAGCGACATCGCCTCCCATGCCGTTCCGTTTCTTGAAGAACTCGTCGGCAATCTCGCGCTCGGCCGTGGCGCTATTACCAATCAGACGATTGGCGCTGCCGGCCAGTTGCAATTCAAGGTCGCGCTGCGTCAGTAAACGGGCAATGTCTGCATCTTCGCCATAGAGTGCCCCCATGCGCCCTTCCATGTTTGGCGTGTTCAATTGCCCCCATGGATTTGTGTTTCCGCGAAGGTTGCCCGCACGGCCCATTACTTCCGATTGAAAGCCAAGCTGCATCTGCTGGCGCTGTTCGGGCGTCAGGTTAGCAGTATCGACGCCAAGCTGATCAGGGCGGGTGTTGTAGGCCTCTGTCCCGCGCTGCATAAACGCGCGCTCTTGCGCTGGTCCTGCGAAAGCCTGACGGGCAGCAGCATAATCCGGGTTTGCGGCATCCATGCGGGAAAGAAGGTCATTCTTCATCTGCAACGCACGGCGGCCCGCAGGAGAAACCTTGCCTGAAATATCAGTGTTCGATTCAATGATATTGTCGAGCCCACGCTTGGCATAGTCGAGGGCCTGCCATGACGGTTGAGCCAGCACTACACTATCGCCAACACCCTGCAATCCAACTGCAGACGGATCCAGACCTTCATCAAGGACCTCGTTATATGCCTCACGCAAGGCCGCTTCAAAGGTCGGACGGTCAGCAAGGTCGCCAAGGTCCACCATCTCAGCGCCCGGGGCTGAATAGGCCGCGTCATACAACGGCCCTGCATTCGTGCGAGCCTGCTGCATCAGGTCGGCGCTGCGCTGCGGGATGTTCTCGACAGGGCCAAGGTCGCGCGCCACCGCTTCAGCCAGTCGATCGATTTGCCCTTGATTGCGGGTTGCCATGACCGAGCGCGCCGTGCCGGCCGTGGTAGGCGAGAAACGAGCAGCGGAACCGGCAAGAGACTGCAGTTCCGGCGAAGCATCGGCCAGCGTCATCGGCACACCAAGATCGCGCGCCTGCATTAAAGCCTGCGCAATGACGTCCTGATTATCCGCTTGGCGAACAGTCTGCGTGATAGCCTGCTGGCCTTCACTCAGTGCATTTTCAGGAGCGCGAAGCGAATTGATGCCGCGCCCCGCATACTTGCCCACCTGATCGCCCACGATAGACGAACCCAGACCGATCAGGGCGCCCGTTACAGGGTCTTCATCACTCAGAGCGCCGTATGTGGTCCCGTAGAGCGCATCGCCAAGGAAAGGTGCCGCACGCCCTACACCAGCTGCCGCAAGTCCTGTGCCCCCTAGAGCGGAGCCTACAGCGCCACCCAAGAAGTCACCGGCAAAGGCAGATTTGGGGTTGAGTTCCTGCGCAGCCTGAAGGCGCCGGCCAGCCAAAGCATCAGGAATGCCGAACGTGGCGCTGTTGATCGCTGATGTGGCGCCGGTGCCGAACGGGCTTGTGACGAAATCGTTTACCGCTTGTTCGCTGCCCGAGAGATCGCGCACCGCAGGCGGAACTTGTCCGGCCGCTTCAGGAGGTTGGCCTTCCGCCGCCATCTGGTTGAGGGCAGGAACAATGTCGCGATAGGCTTCGATATTAGGCGATGCCACGTCTGAGAATTGGTTATCGAGCCCCGCACGGAATTGCGCATAGCCGTCGGGCGTGATGTTGCCCCAGTTCTCGCGCAGATAGGCCGCGTGCCGATCCTGGTATTCCTGCGGCAGTTCTAGGCTTGTCTGTGTAGCACCCTGTCCTGCTGCAGTGGCGGGCTTGGGATCGCTCGGGTTGTAGCTGTTAAGGTATTCTTCCGAAGGCCCGACATATCCTTCAAGCGAGCCGTTCTCGCGGTAATACCTGTCCGAATCTTCAAGCGCAGCAAGCGCGCGGGTGTAGCGCTGGACAACTTCATCCATCGCATATTGGAATTGCGCATCAGATTGCGTCTGCTCAAGACCTGTGATCGTGCTTTGTAGCAATGCCAGTTCACGTTCGGAAACCGCACCCAAAGCACCGCCAGTAGGCGAAGCCTCACGCATCTTCTGCAAAGTCGTGAATGCCTGATTGGCTTTTATCGGCGCCAGAAGTTCACGCACATCCTGCGCTGCGCTACCACCTATCCCCAAAGCCGTCTCTGCGCCAAACCCTGTGGCAAACCAGTCGTTAGACCGCGCCTTAGCCTGCTTGGCTTTCTCGATGACCGTGCGCATGGTGGCCGCAGTCTCGCGAACCTGTGCGCGCTGCGCAGCCTCCAAGGCTGCCGATTCTTTATCCTTCTGAGCGACTTCAGCCGAATCCTTGTCTAACGCAATACGGTCCTTTTCCGCTTGGCGCATTGCATTGTCTTCGGTGATCTGCAGACGCCGACGCTCATTGCGCAGGCGCTCATCTTCGCGCGCCTGTTCGGCAGAGGCGTTCGGATTGGTCTGGAACACCGCGCCCTGTGCGGAAGCGGAACCAATGCGCGCCCAGCTGCCGTCTGCCTGCTGTTCGTAGGTGTAGCCCTGATAAGTCTTTGTCGGCATTACTTGCCCCTTAGAGCGCGAATGTTTTTGGACACATAATTGCGAGTTTCAGCGGGGGCATACCTTAGCCAATCATTGCCGTATTGGCGAATGAGATCGTCTACACGCCCCGGCCCTGCGTTATAGGCTCCCCACATCTTGCTAAGATCGCCGCCGTAGCGCTGCTCCATCTTGGCGCGATATTCACGGCCAAGGCGGTTCATGTCGTTTGCATCACTCGGATTGGCGGGGCGCAACCCAAACCCGGGGTCACGCGCAGTCGCAGGCATAACCTGCATGGCGAACATAGCCCCCGCAGGCGAGGTCACAGGCCGGCCGTTGGCATAGTTGCGGTTGTTGCTCTCGGTCTGAGCGGTGATGTTATCAAGCATTGAGCCGCTAGCGCCGAAAGGGATCAGGCGCGGACGCCTGACCTCCTTCCCCGAAGTCAAAGTCAGGGGGAAGCACTGCCGGGGGCTCACCACCCGGCTGCGCTCCAGATACCGGACCACCTCCTCCCTGCATTGCAGCGGCAAGACCAGATTGCCTGCCGGTATAACCATAGGTCGGACCCTGGAACGTCACGAACGGATCGGTTTCGTTCTGCAGGGCCGCGTCAAGCGTGCGATTCCATTCCGGCGAACCGGGCTGAATGCCGCGCGAGATCATAAGCTTTTCGATGTTGGTAGGAGCCGCCGCCTTTGGCCTACGTGCCGCATATTCCATGCCCGCGAATTCGCGCACGCCCTGACCCACATTCGGATCCATCAGCGCCCGGGCAATGGTGGCATCATCCACACCTCCAGCAGCGATAGCCTCTGCAAGCCCTCGATCGGCTTCCGCACCTGCAGCAAGAGCCTTATCCGCCTTGCGTGCCTCAAGGGCGCCAAGCACATTCTCGGCCACACGGCCCAAGCCCTGCGTCCAATTCTGGATAGGCGAAAAGTCACCTTGCGATCGGGCGATACCGCGCTCCCGCTGCATCATGGCCTGTTGCGGGGTCATCTTGAGCCCGCCGTGCCCCCAGACGAAGGCTTCAGGCGGCGCAAGAGCCTGTGCAACCGGATCGACTGCGGCCATTGCTGCTTGGGGGAGGATCATCAGAAACCTCCTCGAATAGCGGCCCCACCCAAGGAACCTGCAAGCCCGAACAGTCCTCCCAGCATACCGCCGCGGTTCTGCATCTGCGCATTATACTGCTGCATCTGGTTGTTGTAGTTGTTCTGGACCATACCGGAATAGTCCACACCGCCGACGCCGACCTGTGGAGTGGCGCCAGACATCTGGGCGGGGTTCGACACTTGCGACCCGGAGAGCAGCGCGGACAACTCATTAAGCGGCTGATTGCGCGTTGCGAGGGCTTCCGAAAATGCCTGATTGCGACCCGTAAGGGCAAGCTGGTTGTTCTGGTCGTTGAAGCCCTGCGTCTGACGGCCCATCTCCGCATCCCAAGCAGTTGTGCCCGGGCGGATACCCTGATTGATCAGCCTGTCGCGGAGAGCCGCTTCCTGCTGCGCCTGTTGCGGGGCAATGCGAGACTGGCTAAGGTCATAGGCCCAATCTGCTGCGTCCTGATTGTTGAAAGAGAACGGATCAGCCAAGGCTTCCGACACGCGGCCAGACTGTTCCTGTGCGATACCGGCAAGGTTCGTCTGTGCAGCCTGCGACTTGTCGAAGATCGCCTGCTGTTCGGGAGAAAACTCGGTTGTCTGGGTGTAGCGTGGAACCTCCACCCAATTCCCGAAGCTATCCTGGAATCGCGTGTTGCCGTTCTGCGTGTAGCTTGTCGTTCCCCAAGGATTGACCTGATCGGTCATGTTGAGGTTCTGCTGCGTGATGGCAGTTGACAGATTGAGGCCCGCTTGGGCCTGCGCTGTCGCTACTGGATCCGGGGGAGGGGGCGCTTTAGGTGTCTTCACTTGCTCGCTTTCCATTCACGGAAAGCGCGTGAAGTAAGGTTCAGCCGCGCTCGGTTGCCCTCTTGTTACCGAATTTCCAATCTTTTCGCAATACCCCGATAATCACGCCATCCCGGCCTTCCCCGTAATGGTCCCGAAGCACGCCTTCCACATCACCGCCAAGCCGCTTGGCATACTCCGCTACATCGGGTTGCTCGGTCGTGAATGTCATGCGCAGGCACCCCATCTGGTCGAACACATAAGACCCCACCGCCCGCAAAAAGCCGCGTGTCCAGCAAGACCCTGCTGCCGAGACATGCACGTCCGCGCCTTCGAACTGGTTGAAAATGACCCCGCCGACCAATGCGCCATCGCGCTCAAGGCCGAGTGCAGTAAAGGGAGGACAGAGAGCAAAGCCTAGCCGTTGAGATACGAACTGGGCAACGTGGTCGCCTGTTACGATCAAGTCACCGCCTCTGCCGTGTTGTAGAGAATATCGATGTCGATCAATTCTACGTCCAGAGGCGCAGGGGCTCCGCTGGTCACCTGGTAGCAGGGCGCAATCGAATATCCCACTGCCCCTGCCGATCGCCATTCCTGATTAATAACGCTCGGCACCGCAGCACCCCACGTCGCCTCACCCCAAACGGCTGCGCCCCAAGTGTTGGAAGCGAACACGCCCGTCGCATCGGGAGCGGGAGGAAGGTCCACGTTGTAATCGGCCAGCAGGGAAACATTGTCCACGATCTCGGTCGAGGCACGCACGCGAGCCCGGGCCATCTTGCCAACCTTGGCACCGGCCGAAAACTCAAGGTCATCGAACAGCGGCACAACGGCACCGGAATAGGTTTCCCCGTCGTCCTGCCCGCCAACCTCGGCCTGATATACCTTGCCGCCCGTGGATCCGAAATAAAGTTGCCCGCGGAACACTGCCAGAGAAAGTCCCTGCCAGTTGGTATAGCGTGCCCATGCGCCTGTTTCAGTGTTCGAAATGAACATGACGGGATCGCTGGAGCCGATCATGTCGGGCAAAGCAATCGCGGCCAATTTCTTTTCGGGCCAGATCATGCACTGCCAGTTCTGCTGTCCACGCAGTTGCACGGCTTCAGTCCATGCATCGGCGATCTTGTAACTGATCGTGCCCACGTTGAGCGCAGTCACATCCAGCGAAATAGCCTTCGACAAGGGAACAAGACCGACAGACGTGGCGATGGCCAAGTCACCGCCGCCGCGAAGGTAGGCGCGTTTCCCGAGCGGGTTTCCAATCCGATAGACCCCCACCAGCGACCACGTTGAAGGTTCATCGGGTGACGTGCCCTGATAAATTGCGACCTCGCCTTCAGACGACACGAAGATGTTCTGTTCGGAAAGGCCGCCGGACCCGCCCGCTTCAAGCGACCAGCGTTGTCCGAACATGAGATAGCCGCCATTGGCGAAAATGCCGCCCATAGGGAACGCGCTTGCCGTGCCGCCAATCTGATCGACAGGCAGATACCAAGCCGTCAGGCTATCGTTCTGGGTGAAATACAGGCGGTTCTTGTAGGACCACACGAAAGACATATCGGCAGACGTGTAAGCGCCAAAATCCATGCCCGGAGCCGCAATTACCGGATCACCGATAACATCAGCAACGCCAGTGGTCGCGCCGGTCAGTTCTTCATCGTCTTCAAATGTGCCTGTGACATCGATCAGGAACAGTTGGCCCGTCGTATCGGTCGCAGACTTCTGCTGCCATAGCGTGCCTGTGGCCCCGCTTGTGCCGCCCGTAATAACCTCGCCCGGCGTGAAATCATCGGTCAGGCCGTCATAATTGACCTGTGTCGTGCCGCCCACGACGTTCGGGTAGAAGTTGGTCCCGTCATAGATGAAGCCGATGTCCGATCCATTTACGCCAACAAGGAATATCCCGCCCGTGGTGGCAAACTGGATAACGGACCAATCGCCCGACGTGTAGCCAGTGGCGCGGTCCAGTCCTTCGGTCGAACTCCATCCGATTATATTGCCCAGATCGTCAACCAGTGCATCGCCATCGCCGTCGGTAATGTCGAGCGCTTCAGGGAATATCACATCCGAAATGTCATAGATCGTGCTTGCATTGGCAGCAAACAGGCTTTCATTTGTGCCATTGTCATAGGTAAACAGCGCCTGCACATCCAGCGTGTCATTCTCAAGCGTGGCGTAACGTGCTTTCCCGCGGCGAAAGGCCACACCAGTTGCACGGGGGAAGAAGTTGTCCAACACCGCAGCGCCAGGGCCTTCGATCGACTTGGGATCAGAAAGCATCCTGTTGGAAACCCAGCCGGCCACAGGGGCGGGCCATTTACGGGTTTGGGCTTGGCGGGGCTTAGGCCGCGACTGGCGGCGTGCGTACACCATCAGCCGACGGGCCAGTAGTTAGCGCCCTGTCCAAGTTCCCAAGGATAGGCCGGATGCGTACCGGGGATACCGCGGGCGCCATTGCGACGGATAACCACAGGGCCGCCCGACTTGGCAGCGTATTCGTCCAGAGCCTTGATGAATGCCTCTTGGTCGCCAGTGGAATCAAGTTTCTTATTCTCCCTCCACCTCCACACGAGGCCCAGCGTCAGCAGGCGTTCGGGCAGCAGGAACTCATCGCGGTCATCGGTGAATTCCTCTTTCGTGTTGGTTGAGAAATCCCGCACGATGTTCTTCGTGATGTAAGGGAATTTGGCCTGCGCATCCGTTGCAGGAGCAGGCGAGAAACGCATCAAATTGCCGTAGATGATCCAGCCACCCGGCAGTGCATTGAAGTTGCGCGCTTCATCATACAAGAACGTGTCGAGGTCCTGATAGTGGAAATATCCCCAAGCCCAATTCGTATAGTCCTGAATGGCACCCTTGACGGGAAAGCGACTGTAATCGGTCGGCAGATCGAAATCGGTTGCCACGCCATCGCCCGTCACCGTGCCTATGCGGACAAGTTCCTGCCAATCCTGATACTGGGCAATGTCCTGCGCCACCTCGTTAACAAGGTCGGTCAATTCAAGTTCGAACTGACCCTTGGCGCCAAAGAACGTATTGGGCTTGCGACCCACTAGCCTGATACTAGCCTTTTGGAGGGCCGCAAGCACCGTCATTTAAGCAGCCTTTGCAGCGCGAAGTTCGCGCAAGGAGTTTTCAAGTGTCGAGCGCGAAGGAGTTCCGCGGGGTTTGGATCCGGCAAGCTTCCCGATCTCTTCCTTGATTGCCTCGTCGCTCATATCCGCAAACTCCGCATCGGAAGCAGCCACCGCCGCATCCATCTCTGCATCAGTAGGCAATTCGGCGGGAATGTCCACCTTCGAACCATTGGCTTCCAGTTCGGCAATGCGAGCCTTCAGGGCTTCGACTTCCGACATGGCGCTGACAGAAGATTGGCGCTCGGCCATGAACTGACGGGCCGCGTCCTTTAGCCGATTGCCGTTCATACCGAGCGCCTTGAGACCCGCACCCTCTAGAGCATACAGGGCCTCAACCGAATAAATCTTGAGCGCGCGGCAGACCGAAACCATCGATTCCGAGATGCCATAGGGGCGCAGCATTTCCAGCGGCGTGCCTAGCGCCTGCTGCGTGTCGCCGTTGTGATAGGTGGCGTATTGTTCAGGCCAGCGTTCGGCATAGGTAATCGCCCTATTGCCTTCGCGGCGCCAGACTTCATCCGAGGGAAACACCTTCACATCGCGCGCGCCGGCAATGCGGACTTCGACCACTTCGCGAGTTTTCATCACGAGGTGGCCTTCGCGTTCCGAGGCGTTGATGTCTTCGACCTGGATGACCTTGAACATGGGAGTGACCTGAAGGTCACGTTCGTCGATAAGTACGGCTTCAGTCATGGATGGACGCTCCAATTAGAGAAAATAACGGGGGAAGCCGAAACCTCCCCCGCGTGACGATCAAAGTGTTGAGCCCTTCTTGGCCCAAAAGTAATCGCCGGACGTTACGCCTGCAATCGGAGCGTAGAAACCGCCCGCGCCTGCAGCCGCAGTGTAGGCAGGAACCGTGATCGATACCTGCGTGCCCGGAGCCGATGCTGCTGCGACGTTTGCCGAGGCGCGAACCCAGACATAATCGAAGCCATCATCGCCGGTTTCCCGCGTGCCCACGACGGGGCTGACGAGATCCGGGTTATCGTACCAGACTTCGCCCGGAGTGACCTGTTGGTGCAGATCGGGGCCAAGCTGGCCAGTGGTGCGGAAAGGTGAAGTAACCATTTTTCAATCCTCTCGGTTAGGCCGTGATGGCGCGATAGGTGAAGAGCGGGTTTTCGAGGACAAGCTGTCCCGTCCATACCACACCCTGAGCCACCGCATCCTGGTTGATCGGACGCATACCGTTGCCCGGATGGAAAGGAACGAATTCCTGACCCGGGAAGGTGTAGATCGACATGCCCTTGGTATCGATACCGAAGAAGGTATTCTCCGGCATGACGTTGCCGATACCGCCAGCTGCCACGACATCGACGATGCCTGCGCCAGTGACGATCGACATGCCCTGGAAGCCGAGACGCGCGAGGCGTTCCGAAGCCAGCCGCTGATGAGCGACAAAGGCCGAAGAGATGACTTCGTAGGACTTGGCATCCGCGATGATCAAGTCGGGATAACGACCGCCGCGCGAGCGCTGCAGGGTAATCCGTTCGATGATCTGGCGAGCCGTGGTGCTGTCGAACGTGGTGAAGCCCGAGACATCGCCTGCCGGGATGTCGAAGGTCGAGGTACGCCAGTTAGGAACTGTTGCACGATCGATTCCGCCATAAACGCCCGTGTTGGTCACGGTCGGGATAGCAGCACCCCAGCCGATCATCTGGCGACCGCCGTCGGCAGTGCCATCGCCCACGATACCTTCTTCGAAGGCTTCCTTCACGGACTGCTCTGCAGCATCCATGTAGGTTTCCATGAGATCGATGACTTCATCTTCGCCGCTGTTGTAAAGCAGTTCGGTGCCAGTAAGCGAGAACATGCCGACACACCGCGACCAGTTGAAGACTGCCGAGTTCAGCAGCTCCTTGGGCGTGATCTGCAGCTTGTCATAGCCGGTGAACCACTGTGCATCCAGCTTGTCGAACATGATCGGAACACGAAGTTCCGGCCCGCCGGCAGTTTTCATCTTGATGCGATTCTGGTCCCGCAGGATGCGAGTCAGTGGAGTGGAGTTGTAGACGATATTCTGCACATCGCGCGAACGACGTGCAACCGAGGCAGTCAGAATCTGCCCGTAGTTACGATCTGAAACGATAGGCATGTCCTATCCCCTCTTAGCTTGCACGACGCCTGCGCATTTCCTCGCGTAGGATGTCGCGTGTTGGGCCGCTGCGGTCGGGTTCGAGATCGGGTGATGCTGACCCCGGCGCAGATTTGATGGATTTCGTGCCGCTGAGGTCATCAACGCGGGCATCTGCGTCAGGGTTTGCCTGTGAGGCGGGCTGTTCGACATTCGAAGGAGGGTTAAGCCTCTCAGCCATGTCGTAAGCCGCTGCCAGTCGGTCAGGCGCACTCAAGCTAGAAGGCACCATACCAGAACGAAGTATTTTATCAATAGCCCCTTGCAATTCATTGTAGCGCGGATGCTCGGCCTTGAATGGTTCGATGACATTCTGGGCCGTCTGCTGAATCTGCATCTCGTAAATCTGGCGCTGCAGTGCCTCAACCTGAGGGTCAGCCTGCTGCTCTTGCTGCTGCGGACGTTGTGCTACCATCTGTTGATACTTGTCATCCGGCTGCTGAGCGATGAATGCAGCCACTTCGCGCAGAGAGGGCGCCGTTCCGTCAGCGCGACGGGGGCCAATCTCCTGCAGGATAGCGTTCAAGCCCGCAATCGGGTTGGATTGCATCAGATTCTCAATCTCGTTGAGCTTCGTCAGGCTCTCGGTCAGATCGCGCCCGTTCGTCTGTGCCAGTTCATCGAACTCGCGCAGGGATTCGTAGCGTTCCGTAGCCTTCTGATACTGCTGCACCTGCGTTTCGTATTCGCGAGCCATGTTGTCGATGTCGCGCTGCACAGGGCGCGGAACATTGAGCCACTTTTCGCGCGCATCGGGCAGGAAGTTCTTCGGCGGCTGATAATGCCCGGGCTTGTCTTCAGTCTTGCCTTCAGCACGCCCCTTGTCACCCTCTACATCGTCGGGCTTGGCCGCTGCCTTTTCCTTGTGTTCGGCGTTGTCTTTATCGCCCTGCTGCGCCTTTCCTTCGGTCTCGCCATCTTCGTCCCCATCGGTTCCCTTGGCGGCGTCGGCGTCATCTTTGGCAGGCTCCTTTGCGGGCTTTTCAGCTTTCTCAGGCTTCTCCGGCTTTTCAGTTTTGTTGCGGCCTTCGTCCTTCTTCAGTTCGTCGGCCAGCGTATCGCGCAGAGAGGTTTCCTCCTTGCCATCTTCGGCAGGCGGATTAACAACGCCCCCACCGGACGGGCTGGAAGGCGTGGTTTCCTCAAGGTTGGTCGAAACAGTCTCAATATCGGCTAGATCGGTCATGGTGTATCCCCGGTAACAACGGGCGGAACGCGGCCCTCTTTGACATCCTGGATCCCGGCGCGGATGTCGTCACGCCGTTTGCGTCGGTCGAATTCCGGCGCCTTGAAAGCGGGCAATTCATCCCGCCCCAACTCTTCGAACTTTTCGCCGCGGGAATTACCCTCTGGCGTGCAGCTGTGGCGATACGATGCGAGACTGGTGTGCATCTTACCGTCTGGCCCCATGGTCGGCTCTATGCTGTCCGATATGATCCTTGGCGCACTGATAAGACGCGAAGCACCGGCCCCGCATTCGCATTCCTGACGATCTTCAAAGGACGCAAGCGGAACGAACCGTTCGAAACGATGATAGTTCTCGCACAAAAAATCGTACAACGGAATGACAGCCTCCTATTTGCTGGCGGTCTTGGTCTGACCTTCCTTCTTTTCCTCTTCGACGGGCTTACCCTTCTCATCGAAGCGCGGGTCCATCGTCTTCATGCGATCGGCAAGGCCGTTGTCGTCGTTGTCGATCTTTTCCTGTTCTTTCTTCGTAGTCATGTCAGTTCCTTTCATTTTCCGTCGCAAGTTATGTAACTGGTGTCGCAATGTCGCTTCCAGACAGGTCGCTGAACTGCTGGGCCTGCTGATAGGACATGCCAGTATCGACCAGACGACGGACAAGCCCCGGCATTATTCAGCCCTGTCAGCCTCGATCTGCGCCACGGTTTCCACCGCGACATCGGGCACCATGCTATGCGCGGCAAGCTTCGGCGCGTCGGTCGCGCCTTCAGCGTCGATCTGGCCAGCCAGTTCCGCGGCAAGCGAAGGGACCATGCCCAGTTCACGAAGACGGTCGGCATTGCCTTCCTGCGCTTCGATCTGTGCCGCCATTTCCACAGCCATCGGGCCTGTTACGCCCAGAGCCATCAATCTTTCTGCATTCGCCATGTCACTCAGTCCTTATGCGGGTGTGTAATTATTGAGAACGAACGGAACGCCGCCGCTTTCCACGATGGTAATGGGATAACCGCCTTCATCGACCACTTCGGCAGGAGGTGCGCCGTCATCTACAGGCGTAACGGGATAGCCCCCGCTTTCAACTATGGTGACGTTCATCAATCGTCCTCCATCTCGGTTTCGGGCGGCTCCATAACCTCCCGCACCTCTTGGCGATCGGCCCGTGCAGCCTGCCTTGCGTCATTGGCGATGGCGCGCTGTTCCTGGCTGCGCTTGATCTCAATGTCCGACAGCGAACGGAACTCGTCAAGCTGCGCGGTGTCGATAGCTATTCCAGCCTCGGACATGGCCTTCATGGTCTGTGCCCGCAGCAGATCGACATTGGCCAACGCTTCCTGCGCCTTGATTCCCATTGCATCCGCATCCTGCTGCAGTTTGACCATCTTGGCCTGAGCGTCCGCCTGATCCTTCTGCGCCTTTACCTGCAATTCAGCGAACTTGCGTTGGTTTTCAGCCTGCTTGAGCGCGCTATCGGCCTCGACCTTGGCCATCTGAGCCTTGGCCTTTTCCATCTCGGCTTCAGCCAGTGCCGCAACGCCCTGCTGATCTTCACCTTCACCCTGTCCTGCCATCATCGCAGGCGCCTGCTTCACGAAGTCGTCAATCGCCGTGTCCATCTGCCGGCCGACGCGATAGGGCGCCAGCACGAACTTCATCAACTCACCCGCAAGCTTGGCCCCGGGCTCACCCATGCCAGCCAGCCCCATAAGCCCCTGCGTGGCGCTGTTGAACGCCCCCATGAACTCGTTGCGGGCCTGTTTCTCGGCAATCTCATCCACCATGATAGTGGAATCGGTCTCGATCTCGAAGGCAAACGAGCGCGCCCGGTCATCGCGCAGCAGGTCCACCACGTCATCGATCGGCACAAGGTTCTCGGCTTCTTCGAACATCGGCGCATAGCGGGAGACAATCTCCTGTTGCGCCTGTTGAAGCATCTGCTGGGCCTGTGCAGGATCCATGTCCTGCCCGCCTTCCATGGCCTTGTCAGCCAGCGCCTTCATTTCCTTTTCGGCGGCGCTTTCAATCTCCTTAAGCCGCTTTTCGATGTCCTTGCGTGTCGGCAATTCCATCTGCGACATGGCAAGCAGCGTGTCACCGTCGAACTTTTCGGCCAGTATCTCCGATGCGATCTTGACCGCTTCAGCCGCAATCCGCTGCATCTCGTCGATCTTTTGGCGCACACGCACAGAACCGAACTGCGCCTTCAACTGCTGGGCGCCAAGCGTTTCTTCCGCCTGTGTCGCACCGCGCATGATGTCCGATATTCCGGAAAGCTGGTAGAAGTCTTCGATCAGCTGGCGGCGGGCTTCGATCAGGCCCGTAATGGCGGCGGCGATCTGGTCGAGTGGCAACCATTGCACTACTGCGGCGCCCTCCATCATGGCAGCGCCAGGAACACCGATAACGATGCTGTCGTCATCCGAGCGCATAACCTGGTGGATGGCGTCTGCAATGTCCCCTCCTGCAGGGATAAGGCCCTTCATCTTGACCTGATCAAGCAGCAGGTAAATGCGCGCCGTCAGCGTGTTGATCTTGGCGAACATGCCTGAATAGCGTTCGAAGTCGGGCACAGGAATAAGGCTACGCCGCTGCAGCGTGCCATAGGCTGGCCGTGGGCAGGGGAAGAACTCATCAAGCTTCAGGTGGGGCTCACCATCGTCCAGATAGACATCCAGACCCTCAGTAACCCAGTAAACGCGGTTGTTGGCCTTGTGCCAGACCTCCCACACACGCGCCTTGGCAGTCATTGCCTTTTCGTCGCGGTTGTCCACGTCGCGGCGCTCAAGGAACTTGATGGTGTCCATCTGGTCTTCAGTCAGACCCTTGAACCGCTCCTTGATCTCTTCACGAGACATCCAGAAACCGCCAGCCACCCAGCCGACGGCAGACCACTTGCGGGCCACGTCATGCAGGAAGTCATCGCGATCGAGGTGTTCTACACAGACGCGCTTTCCATCGTCGCTCTCATACCGCAGCCACATGACACCGCGGCCGGAGAACAGCAGGTCATCGCGCACCGACTGCATCACATCGTCAATGCCAGTCTTCTTGAAGGTCGATACCGCCGCACGCTCAAGCAATTCAGCCGTGGTTGACTTCAGACGGCCACCATCCTTGAAGATCGGCGCAATCGCAGGAACAGGCGGGCGCGCATACACTGCAGGTTTCAGCACTTCCGACGATGACCAGAACAGGTCCATCTGTGCATCTTTCCAGCTGGATCCGCCATAATCGGTCATCAGGGTTTCATAGGACGATCCGTGGCGCGAGTAGATGTCATCGATACCGTGGCAGGTGGCGTCCCATTCCTTGAACGCGTCCTGCGAGCGCTTGAGGGCCTGCAGGATAGGCGCGGAGGCTTTCTCGCGCGTCTGCTCAGGCGTGCCGGTGAAGTCTTGGGTGCTGTCCATCACTATGCCTTACCGCCTCATCCTCAATGGCGGGGCGATAACACCATCCGCCACGACGCGCGGCGGTGCCCCCGGTTTAGGTTTCTCGTCTTCAGGTGTCTTACCGAAATCCATCTTCGCAATCAACTGTCCTGCCAAACCCAGCGCATCGACCTGATCGTCGTGACTGCCGACGGGGAAAGACATCATCTCGGAAATGAGTGTTGGCAACCATGGCGCACCACGGGGAACGTGCAGCCCCTGCATTGCCATGCGCCCACGAATGGACTGGGCTCGCACCGCTTTGTCGCCGCGTGTCGGGAACTGCTCGCGGGCCACGTAAGCCTCAGTCTCAAGCATCCGCTTCACCAGGAACGGGCCAACGCCCGACTTGATCTGCCCGGTTTCCTCTGCCCATCCTATCGGCTTCCACTGCTTCACCAACGCACACAGGCTATCCACCCATACATCGGACGATGCCTGTTGCCGCCATAGGTCAAGCAGCCACAAGCGGCCCGTGTGATCTATCCCCATGACGACATGCACCGTGTAATCGCCGCCGTTTGCGGTCACGGCATAATCGGATGCACCGAATATCTGCATGGTCTGGAGAGGTGGAACAGCATCTTCCTCGATAATCCATTCGCGCTTGAAGTAGTCGCCTGTGTCGGGGGCTGGTCGCTGTTGGTAGAGGGCATTCCATGTACGGGGCATCCGCTCGAACGGAGCCCAATGCTCAGGACCGAACCATTCTGGCCAGATATACTCACCCGGCAAACGCCCAAGCATGTCGTCGTGACGCTCAGCCTTGGCAGGAATGCAGATAACTTCCCACGTCTCGCCATCACGGCACTCAATCATGCCGCTTTCGCCATTCCATCCTTCAGGCAGGATAGAGCCAGCAAGGTCCATTTCATGCCAGCGCGTTTGCGTAATCATCACGCTCCCACCGGGCTTCAAGCGGGTTAGAACATCATCATCGTATGCATCGCGGGTGTTCTTCCGAATTGTTTCCGAATCCGCGTCACGTCGCCCGCGAATGGGATCGTCAATACATACGAAATCTGCACGGTTCCCGGTTATGCCAGAAAGAATGCCGCCAGCCATGAATTCAGATTCATTCAACAAGGCCCACTCATCAGCGGCGCTACTCTCTTTCGATAAACTGGTGGAGAATAGATTTTCGAACTTCTTCTGCTTGGTTATCGCCCTCATTCGGCGGCCAAACTTCTTAGCTATGTCGCTGGCATAGCTGACATTGATAACCTTGTACCCCTCTTGCCTACCCAGCGCCCATGTTGATGACACGACCGTTGCGTATGTCGACTTCGCACTACCAGGGGGCAGGAACAGCATCGTTCGCCCACGGTGGCGCTCTATGCACCGCTGTGTGGCGTTCAGGATGATTTCGTGATGCTCGGCTAGAACAGTTTCGACCGGTTTGAATGTCTCGCAGTCGGGATCGTCTTCAGTGACAGGTGCGCCGGGAACATCGATATAGCGGGCATAATCAACAAGGCTGGATCTGGCGCGGCGGCGGCGCAGGAGTTCCGTTGCAGCCTCCTGCTGAGTTATCGTCACCGCCCGGTTGCCAGCTTTGCCAGTTCGTCGTCTGACAGTTCAGTGGCTTTGCTGAATGCGACCTCGCCCGTGTGTTCGATTGACTGTGGAGCCCTACCGTAACCACGATCAAGCAGCGCGTTTGCTGCACTCACCCTAGCAGCCTCGCTCTCACCAGAAACCGCAATCTGCACAAGTGTCTCTATGGCGGATTCCGTGTGTTCCCGCGCTATCTCAGCAAGGCTAGCACCCGCTTCGCGTGTCAGCTTGTCCTTAGCCCCTTTAGGCCTACCGGCACCGGGACGCTTACCCCCGTGCGCCATCTTGATTTCCTTTGAAAAAAATCATGTGCAGGATTTTAGGGGTCGAAGCCATACTGCCCTATCTAGCCTGTATTGCCTTTGTGGGCAAGTGGGGTTTGGGTTATGGGTGCGCGATGAATGCCAAACACCAAAGACCAATCAATGTCGGCCACCTTGCGCTTGTAGCAACAGCTTCCCCATCCTCGCGTGTATTCGTGGGTTATGATAACATCGCTATCGCTAAGGCCCGCAGGTCTCTGGCACGGTACGGCTTCATAGTCACCCATCACCCCTTCTCCGCTCTAACGCGCTTGATTGCGGAACCGCCCTTGAATGCTTTACGCATTTCGTTTGCCGTAAAGCGTATGTTTGTTTCTTCTGGATCGAACTTGCCGCAGTAGCCTTCAATCCACTTATCGAACTCTTCATCCAAAGCATCGGGCTTAGGCTCTAGTTCTGCGAGGATGGCTTTTGCGTGATCGTGATACACTCCGCTCGACCACTGCATTAGCGCACCTTTGGCCAATGCCTTTACCGACTGCATGAACTCCGGCGAAGGCGCATTGGCGGGCTTTGTGGTGCGGTTGCGGATTTGCCACGAAGGATCGTCACCGCGCCCGGTACTGCTGAAATACGGAGCATACATGCTTTCAGGGATTCCGTCTAAACGATACTCACCATCGGCATCGGCACACTCCCAACCGCGACTTTTAGTTACACTAACAACCCTGCCATCATCATGCACGGCCTCAAGCGGTGCGTTCCAGTCTATCTCGGTCATTGTTATGCCTCTACGATCTTGAGTTTCTTGATAATTTCCTTGGCGTATTCGCGCGCCATTTCCTCACCGAGACTTTTCTTGCCTGCCCAATTACTAGGCTCCCCGCCGCATCCAACGCCCCACATCATGGCATCGTGAACCAGTTCCGCTACGCTCTCAACCAACGGATCAACCGGCCTCCGCTCTGCCACGATTGCCTCACACTCCCTGACATCGGTTATGGATGCTACGCCGTTAGAGGCTATGCGTTCGATGATTGCCATGAGGCGGGTGTCGTCGGGCTTTGCTTCGGTGGTGGCTTTGGGTTTGTAGCCTATGACGCGCGAACCACGACGCGCGTTCCAATACCACTCCCCAAGATTAGGCCACTCATCCCTGCGCCCCTTCTGCTCGAACGCGCTTGATTGTCTCCATGTGGCCGCCGCGTTCGATAGCGTCTGCGGCATCTGAAACGGCGTTAGCGTGATAACCTTCGTCTATCTCGGTGTAATAGACCGCCTGCCTTATCAACCACGCCACGATTGCCGCGCGCTCTGTCATGCGGTGGGCTGCAACCTCGCGGTATGCGTACTCAAAGTCAGGCGCGGCTGGATCATCGCACATGATGCAATCAACCAACTCACGATCCGCCTGGATCACCTCTTGGTCGATTGTTTTAGTCATGGGTGAGTTCCAATGCTGGGCTGCTCCTTCAAGACGCTCCTGCGAAGTTGGCCAAGTGTTGCAGCTACAACGGGTCCGCCCTTGTGCTCTCCGGGAGGCGGTGCGAGACAAAGCTGGACAAGCTCGCTGTCGGGCCATTCGGTAAACTCTGAAAGAAGGTGCTCTAATGGTGACTTGCTCATCACTGCTTCTCCGCCCTGTGCTTGCGTACTCTGCCGTCATGGAACCAGCCATCCCTCAAGCCCTCCATGAGGATCGAAATAGGCCCTGTGACGGGTCTGGACCCATCCTCCCATCTGCGCACGGTTCTGCCATCAGATATGCGCAGGAGGTCAGCGAGGGCATTTTGAGAATACCCTGCACCGTTTCGGATTGCTTTGAACTCTGTGGGAGTCATTTCCTTAAAATCCTGTCGATTGCGTCACGAGCGCCACGAGAACCTGCAAGTTGCGTTACGCACACGCCGTCTTTTACCACATCCCAGACGACTGGATTGCGATTATATATCAAATACCCGCGGTATTCTTTGGGCTCTACGTCTGTCACATAATCAAGCGGCCCATACTCTGGGCGCCCATCTTTGTGCCAAGGGTTCTTGTAGGTGGCCATCAGATCGAGCCCCCGCGACGAAAAAAGAGAACCCAACGCTTTGCGGCGCCTGCTGCCTTGGCACGGGTTGCGACTGTGCCAGACTTGAGAACTTTGCTAACACCGCGACCGAGTTCTTCACTCCATTCGGTTGCGGTAACGGCCCAAGTGAAGCCTGCTTCGTTCTTCGTAGTGGTCCATCCGTAAGTCATTTTCAATTTCCCTTGTCTGGTGGGGCAGTGCCCCGTTTCGTTAAGTCCGTTCTAGGGCCATTGTTCCGCCTTGTAAAGAGGAAAATGCACCATCCCGAAAATTATTCGACGCGCTTGAATTGCTCACCCATGCCTAACACTCCTGACTGCCGCTCTCGCCATCCTTCTGGCGCGTTCAAGGCGCATATGCTCGTCACGGGCTGCGCAGTGGTAGAAGTGGTGGGCTGTGAACGTCTGGCCGTAGAAGTTAGGGCCGGCCCACGAAAGTTCGCTGTAGAGGCTCATGTCCCACCCTCCTGCACGTATTCGATTTGCTCAATCAGATGTTCAAGGCGCGCAATCAGGTCGCGCTTGCGAGACTTAGTGAACTTGCGGTCTGCGAGCATGAAAACAACGTCTTGCTCAGCGGCGGTCATCTGCGACCATATACCGCGCAGGGTCCATAGTTTTTCATCATCCATCACTGCTTCTCCGCCCTGTGCTTGCGTACTCTGCCGCGATCTGCCCGCTTGCGAGCCCGATCAAATATCCTGCGATATTCCGCCGAAAGCGCATACCGTTCGGCTGGTATCTCTTCCAGCCTTTGCGCCTCATCTTCGGTCAATGTGTCGCGCCAATCAGGCATTGCCGATCTTCTGCATGTCCGCAAGATCTACGCTTTCGCTGTAGTATCCGTTACTCTCACCTAGCCAGCGCAAGGTCACATGGCCCTTGATGGTGCCAAGCTTGTAGAACGTCCACGTCCAGCTATCGGCATATTCAGGCGGATCGTCTTCGCTGTTTGTGACACATTCCGCCTCGAGGATAGGTGAGCCAATCAGATCCGCTATGTCGCCAGCGGTATCCTCAAGCCTGACATGCTCGCAGCAATCCTGTGTGTGATACATACGGAAGCGCTCTACGCCATTTTCGTAGAACTTGATTTCATCCGAGCCATCTTCCGCACCTTCGATTTTATCGAACACGCATCCGAGCATGGTGGAAATCTCAGCTTCCTTATCCCAAAGATTCCAAGACATATTTTTTTCTCCTTGTCCGCCACAATAAGCGGATTTCCACCTATGTCAAGCGGACAATTATTCCGCCCGGCGAATCGCGACCACATCGCCCGCGTGTTCGATCACGTTGCCTGCTTCATCTCTCTGCCATTTCCACCGCGTGGTTGCTACAGGCCATGGCGTAGGGTCGCAGTGGCCAGCGCGTATTTGCACGTACAGGTTTGTGCCCATGCTTTTCGGAGGTGATCGATGCCCGCTTATCTTTGTGTATCCGGGGGCCGGCACTGGTCTCTTTTCCATTCTGCGTCTCCTTTGGACATAGCCCATACCCCCGTCGAGGTGCTACCTTACCGATAGCGACGGATCACCTGAACCTTTAGCCTCGTTTATTCCGAACCTGCCTTTTGCCCTTCCGGGATCGTGGCCAGCGATAGTCTCGACCGTTTAGAGCGTCGTCCTCGATTTCACTCTTGCGAGCGGCATTACGTGGTTCGGCCATGCCTTAGCGCGGTTCACGCATCGGCGGTGCGGGGGTAAACACCCGAGGCATCCCTTGTCACAGGCAAAAGAACCCCTGGAGCCGCTTTTACGTGGCACTCAACACGTTGTGACCGATTGCACTTTGCCGGAAAAACTCGGCGCACGTGGTCGATCAAGGCAGCTTTTTGGGTGGATTAGGCCAAGCGCCAATTCGAACCTTGCATTGTCCGATTGCGGGGCCTATAAGGGGCTTGTTCAAAGCAATCGGGCCGGGCGCTTCCACCAGCGTTCCGGCCCAAACTTTATGCGCTATCCTGATTTGGATTGCAAGCCCCTTACTGCTCGCTTGCGCGCACGATCAAAGATGCGGCGATGTTCACGGCGCAGGGTCAGCTTTTCCGTTTCGATATCGTCGAGGCGCTTGGCCTCTTCGGGGGTTAGGTGTTCACGCCAATCGGTCATAGTTTCCAACTTGTAACGATTGCTTACAGGTTGCGCCGAGCATGGGCGCGCATCTTTTCGGTAATCACGCCATGCGTATAAAGCAGCGTGACCGCATCGCTTAGGCGTTGTTTCAGATCTGCGGCTGCTACAGATTCGGCATAGGACAAGAGCCAGCGCACATCGTCGGGAATACCAGCCACGCCTTCGGGGCAGTTATCGTCTACCCACTCCCGCAAGCCTTCAAGGCGGTCTTGCACTTGAACCGTCAAGGAATTATTGACAGTTGCGACCTCCTGCCCATCGGCTCCGAGGCTATCAAGGCTTTTGCCGCTGCGCCAGTGTGACGAAGCAACGGCAACCTTTGAGGATTGCTCAATAGTTCCTTTTCCATTGCAGTGCTGACAAGTTTGTCCTGTCATATCGTTGACACCCCAACCCCTACACGTCTCGCAGTTCATTTTCTCGGCGTTTGGCATGGTTCACAATTCCCATCGTTAAGCGGCGATGAAATCGATAAAGGCGGTCGGGATCGTCGCAGTCCTCGATTGCCTCCCAAAGTTCGGAGAGCAGGCCGCTCAATCGGTTGTCACCAATGGGAGCGGCCCAGAATTCCCTATCCATTAGATGACCTTGCAGTCCTTGACGGGGATCCACTTGGTGAAGCCGTATTTGTTGACTTCAACCTCAAACGACTCTGGCGAATCAACTTTCCCATACCCACGCGCAATGACTTTGCCGATGCGGGTCTGGCCGTTGATCTGAAACTGAACCGTCATTTCGTATCTCCTTGTCTATGTCCCCTTTATGTAGTGGATATTCCACCTTGTAAAGTGGAAAATGACAGGAGAAAAAATAATTTAGGCTTCGCGCCGGAATGGCAGAACATTGGCAGCTACCTTATCGCGCGCCGCGTTCAGCTTCGCAGTCCATTCCTCGATGCCCTGACGATAGTTCTTTTCCTTGCACCGCTGTAGCTGCTGCTCGCAATACGCTACCCAGCCCTCCGCTGTCTGGCGCTGCTCTACTGGCACATAATCGCCAGTGGCGCGCCGGGAATTGCGAACCCAATTGCGCCACGTTGCCTGCCAGTCCAGTTTCGTGCCTTTCGTGCCGGATACGCCATGCCAGTAATCGGCAAAGTTCGCGGCTTCTTCCAATACCACAGAAGGCTCCCACTTGCGTTCCTTGATTGCCCAGTCGCGCCATTCCTGTGGCAAGGTCCAGTCATCGGGCAGGCGGTGCCCCCGTGTCGTCTGCTGACGCTTCGCCTTAATCTCCACGCCGTGTTTTTCGATTGCCTCTAGCATCCGTTCGACATGGCGTTCCTCTAGCCCTGTGAATTGCGCGAACGCAGCCTGGTGGAACTTACCGGCCTTCATGGCGTGTATCAGGTGAAAGACATGCGGAGTACGCACGCGGGCCTCGTTGGCTATCACTGTCAAAACTGGATCGTAGGGCTGCATCTCATTTCCCCAACAATACGCGCCTAAAAGCAGCGTCAACCTGATCTTTGCGAACCACAACAAACAGCGCCCCGCAATTCGTACAGGCAGAGTGAAAGAACCCATGACGCCGAGTTTGATGGTGCGCGCATAATTTAGGGTTATTTGCCAATTTCAATCCCCATCTGGCTAAGGCGCTCTCCCGATATGCGAACAATTGGCGAGGCGAACGCACGATCATTGACTCCCATCGCTTCAGCTATCCCATCGAGATAAGCCTTTGCGCTGGCAACAACGTTGTCTTTGTCCGGTGCTGGCCCTTTGGGTTTTGGGTAAAGCGTGATTCGCACCGGAATGGGCTCCCCGTCAGCGGAGGGCTTTGCCGCCAGTGCGGCCCCATGCGCCCATGCACGATGCTTCTTTGTCTCTCGGGCTTTCTTGGCCCAATGGGCGCGCTTGTTCGGCCACAGGGGCGGCGCAGGGTAAGGTAGCAGGATCATTAGCGGTCCTTATACTTTTCGTATGTGCTGGCGACACGCGGGTCTTTCCGGC